GGAGCAACTGGTGTTTTTTCAATGGGAGAAGTTTATGATGCAAGATTAAATGATGTTTGGCCTAGTGCACCTTTTGGAAATATAAATATTTTAACTATTGCTGGTGGCGGTGGTGGTTCTCAAGGAAGAGGCGCTGGAGGTGGAGCCGGTGGATATAGATTTAATACAGGTTTACAGTTAAATCAAAATAATGATTATCGAGTTACAGTTGGAGCTGGTGGAACAGGAAGGTCTGGTTCAACAGATTGTGAAACTGCTTGTGCAGCTCATAATGGAAATGATTCTAGTTTTGCAGGACCAGATGTTCAAACTTTTACTTCAACAGGTGGTGGTCAAGGTGGTTATGGAGCAGGATCAAGATCACATCCTGATGCAGGAAAAAGAGGTTCAGAAGGAGGATCTGGTGGCGGTGGAGGAGCAGGATGTGCACCAACACAAGAATGTAATTCAATAGGTGGTGAATCTACCGAAAGTTTTGCTGCTCAAGGAAACAAAGGTGGTCAATCATCAAACACAGGACCTACTGGTCAAGGTGGTGGCGGAGGCGGTGGTGCCGGAGGAGCAGGTTCAGACGGAGCCCCACCAAATGCTGGTGGAAACGGTGGAGCAGGAGCAAATAACTGGCCAGGTGATTCAACATTAAGAGCTGGTGGTGGCGGAGGTTCAGGAGCAAATAGTAGCGGAACCGGTGGACCCGGTGGTGGCGGTGATGGATCTGCACCAGGCAGTAATTGTAGAGAAGCCGGAACAGCAAACACTGGAGGCGGCGGTGGCGGTGGAGCTAATCCAGAATCAGGCGCTGGAGGAGCAGGTGGATCAGGTGTAGTTTTAATTCAATATCCAGGTGGTCAAAGAGGTGGTGGAGGAACAGTTTCATCTGTATCGTGTAATACACAACATTTATTTTCAGCTTCTGGAGTATTTACAACAAGAAGCGGTCCATACATATCAACAGATTATTTAGTAGTAGCTGGAGGCGGCGGTGGTGGTACAGGAAGAGGTAGCACTTGTAACGCTGGCGGCGGTGGAGGTGCAGGAGGATTTGTAAATTCTAAATGTAATCCTGCAAGATCAGCTTTATCTTTAGCGACAGGCACAACATATGCTGTAACGATTGGAGCAGGTGGTGCACAATTAACAGGACCAACTTGTGTAACAAGAGAAACAAGAGGGTCTACAGGTAGTGATTCAACGTTTGCAGGTTTACAAGCATTTGGTGGCGGAGGCGGTGGAACAGGTTTTGCACCAAGTCCATTATCTCCTGAACCAGCAATGACAACAATTTTTTCTGGAGCAGACGGAGGTTCTGGTGGTGGAGCAACTGGTGAAGGCAGTGCATCTGGTGGCTCTGGAGTAGGAGGACAAGGTAATCCAGGTGGATTAGGAAAAGACGGTTCACCTTCTAATATAAAAGCATCTGGTGGAGGCGGTGGTGCTGGCGCTGCTGGAAGCGCCGGAACTAGTAACACTGGTGGAGCTGGTGGTATAGGAGCACCTACAGCGATATTTGGAAGTGCACCTCAAGCACCAAGTTACGGAACACCAGGTCCTGCACCAGGAAGATACTTCGCTGGTGGTGGCGGTGGATCAGGAACATTCCCAGTCCCTGCAACAGCAGGAGCAGGCGGTTCTGGTGGTGGAGGATCAGGAGGAGATCCATCTCCTTCTTTAAGAGGAGTAGCTGGAACAACTAACACTGGTGGTGGCGGTGGAGGAGCTATGTCAACACCTGGACCAAATAATAACGTAAATCCTGGAACATCAACTATTGAAGGGGCTGGAGGAGGTTCTGGTATTGTAGTATTAAGAGTTCCAACATCTGGAAAACCAGCTAGTTTTGCTGTTGCTCCAGGTACAAATACAACATTTACTGATGGTAGTTGCACAGTAGCGGTATTTACAGTAACAGGAACATTAACATTATAAAGAAAAATATTATATTTACAAAAAATAAATAATTAGATATAAAACAAAAATAGGAGAATAAAAAAAATGGCACATTTCGCAGAACTTATACAAAAGAAAGATCCAACAGGTTTTACAACTGATCTACATTGGGTTGTAGAAAGAGTAATTGTTGTAGATAATAAACACGTTTCAGCTGATGAGGCTCTTGACGGAGAAAACTGGTGTTCAACATTTTTTGGTGGAGGCACTTGGAAACAAACTTCTTATAATCATAATTTTAGAAAACAATATGCTGGTAAGGGTTATATTTTTGATTCAGCTAAAAATAAATTTTTAACACAACAACCTTTTGCTTCTTGGTCATTAAATTCTAATGATGATTGGGCAGCACCAATAGAAAGTCCAACTGTTACAGATGATGGACAAGATCCAGCAGTTTGGTATTATAATATTTATTGGGACGAAACTGCTTATAATGCTGATAATGCAAAAGGCTGGAAAGCAACTAAATCTAACGATACAGCGGAAACCAAAACTATATACGATTGGAACGGCACAGCTTGGGTGTCCGCATAGGAGGACACTATGGCCAGATCAAATGGCGGCATAATTGGTAAATCAAATAAAGCCTCTTTCGGTAAAAATAAAATTACAGCTGTAAACGCAACAGGAACTTTTACAACAGGACCTGGAACACAAGTAGTAGCTACCATGTTAGCTGGTGGTGGAGGTGGAACTTTAGGTGTAAAAAATATGTCAGGCCACGGTGGTGGTGGAGGTGGTGTTGTTTTACACCCAGGTACAAATGTTTGTACAGCAACAAGTTATCCAGTAGTTATTGGAGCTGGTGGAACAGGTGGACCTGCTGCATCTAGCCCTGTGGCAAATTTTGGAACTGTAGGTGGTAATACAACAGCTTTTAGTTTAACTGCCTTAGGCGGTGGTAAAGCAGTTTGTGGTAGTATGCCTACTGCATCAACATGTGCAGCAGATGAAGATTCAGGATCAGGTGGATCAGGTGGCGGTGTTGGAGGTGGAGCACCTACGATTACACCAGAAATGGGAGCAGGAAGACAACCTTTACAACCCGGTGATTCAGGAACTTTTGGATTTGGAAATAGAGGTGGTGGAGAAGATGATAATGCACCTGGAGGAGCTGCTAGTGGAGGAGGTGCAGGTGGAGCCGGAACAAGAGGAACTAGTCCTCCTACAACTCCAGACGCTGGAGGAGGTGGTTTAGATATACAACCATTTTTTGGTTCTAATCCTCAACCTTTTTATACAGCAAGTGGTTTAATAGCTGGCGGTGGTGGAGCTGGCGGAAGATCATACCCATGTTCACCTAACTCACCAACACCAACAGGTGGTGGAGGAATCGGTCAAGGTATGTCATCAGGTTCTCCAAGACCAGGTGGTGGAACAAATGGAACAGCAAACACTGGAGGTGGAGCTGGTGCTGTAACTTCTACAGACATTCCTTTTCCATTAGCAGGATCATCAGGTGGTTCTGGACAAGTTTTAATAAAAGAATTAACAAAAGCAAGTGGTGTATGGTCAATGAAATCTCAATTTCAAGCTAGAAAACAAAATACATGGCCTTCAAATCCACAAGTAAGTCCATTTAATATTAACATGTTAGTAATAGCAGGTGGTGGAGCTGCACCATATGGTCAAGGCGGTGGTGGAGGAGCAGGTGGTTATAGATTTTGTACAAGTTATGCGATTACACCAGGAAATACTTTTAAAGTTACTGTTGGTGGTGGAGGAACAACAGTCGCTTTCCCTGGTTGTGCCACACCTGATACTAACACAACATCAGGATTTGCTAGTTCATTTAACACATGCGCTGTAGGCTGTGGATCATCATATGAGTCAGCTGGAGGTGGTGCTGGTAGAGGTCCCGCTGCAGTAGGTAAAGCTGGAGGTTCTGGAGGTGGTACAGGAGAAAATCCTCCTTCACCTGGAGGTGGAGCTGGTAACACTCCACCAGTAAGTCCTCCTCAAGGAAATCCAGGCGGTAGTGCTAGTGGTGCTAGTGGTGGTGGCGGTGGAGGAGCTGGAGGTTCAGGATCAGCTCCGCCTAATGGATCCGTTGGAGGAGCTGGAGGAAATGGATCAAGCGGTTGGCCAGGAGATAGTACAGTGAGAGCTGGTGGTGGCGGAGGAGCTGGAGCAGGCCCTGCTGGAGGAGGTGGTTCTGCTGGACCTGGAGGCGGTGGATCAGGATTTAGATATCAAAGTCCAGGTAGTAATAACCCTGCATCAGATCAAGATGGAGATGTAAACACTGGAAGTGGTGGAGGCGCTGGTCAAAATATTTCAATGCCTGGATCAACTCCAGGGCCACAAAGAGGTGGTAATGGTGGATCAGGAGTTGTAATAATTCAATATCCAGCATCTACTACAGGTGCGCCTTTAATTACTGGTGGATGTAAAACAAGCACACCTTCAATAATAACACATACTTTTAATTCAACAGCTAATTTTGAGGTTCCTTTCTAGTTTACACCAATAGAAATGTGGTGTATAAAAAATTAGAAATATGAATTTATCAAATTATTATTATTATTTTAAATCAGCTATACCTGAAAGAATTTGTAATGACATAGTTAAATATGGAAAATCTATATCTGATGAAATGGCTGTAACAGGTGGGTATGGTGGTAAAAAATTAAATCGAAAACAAGTTAAAGACTTAAAGAAAAAAAGAAATTCTAATATAGTTTGGATGGATGATAGATGGATTTATAAAGAAATACAACCTTATGTACATCAAGCTAATAGAGAGGCTGGTTGGAATTTTATATGGGATTGGTCAGAGGCATGTCAATTTACTAAATATGAAAAAGGTCAATATTATGATTGGCATTGTGATAGTTGGGACAAACCTTACATAAGAGAAAATACAGCTGCACCTGATCATGGTAAAATTAGAAAGTTATCTGTAACAGTAACTCTATCTGATCCTAAAGATTATAAAGGTGGTGAGTTAGAGTTTGATTTTAGAAACTTAGACCCTGATAAAAAACCAAATATTAAAAAATGTACAGAAATATTACCTAGAGGTTCTTTGGTAGTTTTTCCTTCTTTTGTATGGCATAGAGTTTGTCCTGTTAAAAAAGGATCAAGATATAGTTTAGTAATATGGAACTTAGGTTGGCCATTTAGATAATGAAAAAAGATCAACTGTATAGAGAAGATTATTTTACTTGTCCAATATATTTTATGGATAAACCAGAATGGGTTAAGAAATTAAATAAAGCCTCTGATCTTTACATTAAAAAAGCACAAAAAAATAATCAACCTAGTATAAAAGAAAGAACTAAAAAGTTTGGTAATAAAGGTGATCATGGAATGGTTCATCATTCTACAAGTCTTATTAATGATCCAAAGTTTATTGA